ATTTCAAGAACCTTTTCTTTTTGAGTTTCTTTCGGAGTTTTCGTTTTCTTCAGATCACTCCAACTAGTAAACGCTCTCATTTTATCTTCATGATTAAGTTTATTAGTTGAGTTTCCAGTTGTACTACGAACTCCAAATCCATTCATATTATTTATTTTTACACCACCACCATCCGCTAGTGAGTTGAAGTGTTGCCAGGTTTTATCTTCAGTATATATCTTACGAATATCATTTTTATATTCGTCTTCATGGTTAATATAATCATAAAGTAGATACTGATTTTTCACACCCTGAACAACGGCTCCCAAAAAATTGAGTAGTGGATTACCTTTTGAAGAAGGTAACGCTCCAATCGCTTTATTTCCGTATAAGACAGCAAAATTCGCAATCTTAGCGGTCTTGGAAGCATCGGCCTGATTGAACTCAGCAAACAAACTATCAGCTGCAGTTCGATGGCCATAATCTGAATAATTGGCATAAGCTGTATCATGGAGTCGCGCGTTTGCGTCGAGTCTGTCAACAGGTTTCCGAGAACCGTAAGCAACGGAGGGCTGAAATTTGCCATCCGAGATGTAAGGTCCAAGATAATTATATCCAATTATATTTCTAGTATTCATTTACTCCAACCACCACCATAAAAAACACACAACATGCAAAGACATAAATACAACACTATATACAAAACGTGGAAATTTTAGGTCGATCCAAGACCGAATAAGTAGCTTAACAAGCTCTCCCTCTAACGGGACGAGCCTCTAAACCTAGCACCTTGTAGCACAACTCCTGCCTACTTTTTAGAAAATTCAAGGTAAATAGATTTGGATGTGTTTTCCTAAAGTTTTTGAACATCTTATCAAATATCGCAAATCTTCTAGGATCCCACGTGTAATTCATCATATGACTAGCTAAAGCGCAAGGTAAGTCATCTAACTTCACTCTTCTAAGCGCTGCTATGTGTTTAGTGAATCTACAAGGAAAAAACGTCCAGACGCCATCTTTAAACTTAAATTTGTTACTGAAAAATTCACACCCGTCGAAAGAATCGTGAACAACAAAAGGTTCCAATATCAATCCTAATCTAGAGGCTTCCTTAATGTACTCATCTAAGTTAACATCTTCATTAAACGTCTGCAACACGTCATCCCCACCAGCAATTATGTGGTTATCGTCGGACAATATTTTCTCATCGTCATAACCCAAACGTATCTTTACAAGAACATCAACCACCAATTGCGCCAAACTATTCACGAAAATAGTGAGCAACCAACCGCTCTTCATGATGCCCGCGTGTTTGGATTTAAAAACCCGCCCATTTGTGCACCTATACTTAGCGTCATTTCTCATTTCTAAGAACGAGCTACGCAAATCCTCTTTGTATTGCGCAAACTCTTCTTCAGTCATGTCCGCTGGACAAACAGCCAGCTGTTCAACTATCTTCATACAAATGTCGTAAATCCAACCAAAAAACATGAAATCCCAGTTTGTTTTGTCACTTTCATAGACTTTCTTACCGGCAAATTCTTCCGCCAGCGCCGAAATGTGTTCAGGCACTAGTGGGGAAAAACCATACTTTATGGGTGAATCAAACAGCTTATCAACAGCTGTCGTCAACATATTTCTAAATAATGCTTGGTGTTTAAGCATTTTATGGAGAGGTAGGCCAGTTATAACCCTTGGCATGCTCTTTTGCAGCTTCTTCCTTTTAGTAGGTTCCGCTTTCAAAAAGCTTTTAAGGTGAAAATCTTCGTTCCATTTCTTCAACGTTAGTTCAGCCAACCCCTTAGGGGTATACTTAGCTATGACAGCCGAGTTTATGGGCATTCCATCAGATTGATAGGGATGGCCAGGACTCTTCTTATCATTAACCAACGAAGAATTAATCAAGTCAACTATATTATCAACACTCTTATAATTGACATCTGGTTCATACTTATTGTGCGCGAGCTTAG